CGGCATCGACATCGACGAGTTGGCGCCGGCAGAGCGTGCCAGCATGGACGGCCAGGTGCCGGCGGAGATGAGCTACGGCGAGTGGCTGCAGAAGCAATCGGCCAAGCGTCAGGATGAGGTTGTCGGGCCGGTGCGTGGCAGGCTCATGAGAGAGGGGCGGGTTCCCTTCGACCAGTTCTACAACGCTCGGGGCGAGTGGATTGACCTGGATGTGTTGCGCGCTCGGGATGCCGAGGCTTTCAAGAAGGCTGGCTTGTAGGCAAAATGGCGGCATGACTGAAACACAGGTGACTGACCGGAAACTGCTCAAGGCTGCCGCGAAGGCGGCGGGGATGATTCCGCCGCCTGCCGGCATGGAGGAAGGCGGCGCCGGGCCTATGAGCAAAGGCGGCCTGGTCTTTTCGGGCAACGGCGAGTGCATTGACTGGAACCCGCTGACCGACGACGGCGACGCGCTACGGTTGGCGGTGAAGCTGCACTTGCACAAGGCAATTGCTGAAGCGCACCGGCTCGTATCGAACGAACTGGACTTCTACGCCACCACCCGGCTCGCCATCGTCCGTGCCGCTGCCGCGTTGGCATAGCGTGCCAACCCTGAAGCTCGTCCCTCCCGTCGAACCCTCTCCAGTCGAGAAGGTCCGCCAGCGCGTGCGTGCGATGCCGAAGCCGGCCGCCGTGCTGCAGTGCAACCGCTGCGGTGGCCGGGAGATGATCGAGACGAAGACTGGCATGCTGTTCAAGGACGGCAAGGCCAGCGGAGGCACAAAGCAGATCGTCTGCGTGACTTGCCTGATGAAGGGCGAAAGGGTGGTGGTCGCATGATCGGTGTTTTTGGAGCGCAAACAGGTGCCGCGATCCGACGATTCTTCGACGGGAGCGTCCCGCTGTGGTTGTATGCCACCCTCGCCGTGGCAATGATCATCTGCGCCGTCCTGGCGTACCGAGACTGGCGAAACCGCCGCTACTGAACACCGGCCGCAAGGCCCAAAACAACCCGCCCCGGGCAGCCGCGGCGGGTTTTCTTTTTCCCAAGCCGTTGTGCGCAAGCCCAGCGGCTTTTTTCATGCCTCAAACGCGGATGCGGAGTAGGGCGCTTCGGGCCGGATGGCTCACCGCACACGGTTGGATGACCGTGAAGAAAGTACCTCAACCATGCCATTCAAATACGACGCAGACGGCAACATCGTCATTCAGGAAGTCAACGGCCAGAAGCTGCCCGTGTTCGTGCACGCAGACGGCAAAGAAGCTCCCTTCGATGGCGACGGAACTGTCTCCACGATCAGCCGCCTCAACGGCGAAGCCCGCACCCACCGGGAGGCCAAGGAGGCTGCAGAGCTTGCTCTGAAGCCGTTCAAGGACGCCGGCATCACGGATGCGGCTGCAGCCGTGAATGCGTTGAAGACCGTGAAGAACCTCGACGACAAGAAGCTGGTGGATGCCGGCGAAGTCGAGAAGATTCGCCAGGCGGCGATCGATTCGGTCCGTGCCGAGTACGAGCCCTTCAAGACCAAGGCGACTGAACTGGAGCAGCAGCTCTATGGCGAGAAGATCGGCGGCGCCTTCGCGCGCTCGAAGTTCATCGCCGAAAAGATCGCCGTTCCCGCCGACATGGTGCAAGCCGCGTTCGGCAGTCGGTTCAAGGTCGATGGTGGCAAGACGGTTGCGCTGGACCTCAACGGCCAGCCGATCTTCAGCCGCACGCGTCATGGCGAGCCTGCCGACTTCGAAGAAGCCCTCGAGATCATGGTGGATGCCTACCCGCACAAGGCAAGCATCCTCAAGGGATCGGGCGCATCGGGCGGCGGCGCAGGCGGCAATGGTGGGGGCGGCTCTGGCGGCAAGAAGACCATCACCCGTGAGCAATTCGGAAAACTGGACCCCGCAGCGCAAGCCGCAGCGGCCCGGGATGCGAACACTGTCATCACGGAATAAGCGATTTCCAAGCAACCCCGGGCCGCCATGAGCGGCCTTTTTTCATTTCTGAAAGTCCAATCATGACCAAGCTCTTCCCCAAGCTGCGCCTCTCGGCGCTCGTCGTCGCGGCAATCGCCGTCGCGGCTTACCCCGTGGCCACCGTCGCCGCGGCTGCCGGCCGTGTCTACGGCTACCTGTCGGGCCTGACGCTGCCGCAGCCCGGCGCGGTCCTCGGCTCGAACACGCTGACGGGCCTGATCCCGACCATCTACAACGCGCTGGACGTCGTCTCGCGCGAGCTGGTGGGCTTCATCCCTGCCGTGTCCTCGGACATGACCTACGACCGCGCGGCCGTCGGCCAGACGGTGCGCTCGCCCGTTGCGCCCGCCGCCACCGCTGCTGACATCACGCCTGCCGTGACGCCGCCGAACGACGGCGACCAAGTGATCGGTTCGACCGACATGACGATCACCAAGGCTCGCCGCGTCCCGATCCGCTGGAACGGCGAAGAAAAGCGCGGACTCGACAACAACGGCGCCAGCTTCAACGTCATCCTGCGCGATCAGTTCGCGCAGGGCATGCGCACGCTGGTGAACGAGGTTGAGTCCGACCTGGCCGGCCTGCACATCTACGCATCGCGCGCCTACGGCACGCCGGGCACTACGCCGTTTGCGACGAACCTGTCCGACACGGCGCAGATGCGCAAGATCCTGGCGGACAACGGCGCGCCCATGGGCGACCTGCAGACCGTGATCGACACCTCGGCCGGCGCTTCGATGCGCACGCTGACGCAGCTGTCCAAGGCCAACGAAGCGGACGACACGTCGCTTCTGCGCCGCGGCGTGCTGCTCGACGTGCACGGCTTCGCCATCCGCGAGTCGGCTGGCGTGAAGCAGGGTGTCGTCGTGGGGACTGGTGCCAGCGCGACGACCAACGCCGCGGGCTACGCCATCGGCGCCACAGTCATCACCCTGGCCTCGGCTGGCACCGGCACGGTCATCGCGGGCGATGTGATCACCTTTGCCGGCGATGCGAACAAGTACCTGGTTGCCTCCGGCGACGCGGACGTTTCGAACGGCGGCACCATCACGCTGGCTGCGCCCGGCCTGCGCAAGGCGATTCCCGCCTCGGCGACTGCGATCACCGTCTCGGCCGCTGCGACCCGCAACATGAGCTTCGCGCGCTCCGCGATCGCTCTCGCCACCCGCGCGCCGGCACTGCCGCCGCAAGGTGACAGCGCTGTCGACCGCCAGATCATCACCGACCCGGTGAGCGGCCTGTCGTTCGAAGTGTCGATGTACGCCCAGTACCGCCAGATGCAGTATGAAATCGCCCTGGCCTGGGGCGTCGCCGCGGTGAAGAAAGAGCACATCGCTCTGCTGCTCGGCTAATCCGAGCCGCCCGGGGCTTCGGCCTCGGGCTCGTCCCACAACTTCGGAGAAGCGCCATGAAGACCATCAAGATCAAGCCGTCGCACGAGAGCCAAGGCGACCACGTCCTCATCAACGAGGCCGACTTCAACCCCGACCTGCACGAACTGCTCGACGGCGCGCCGGCTGCGGACGAACCCAAATCGATGACCGCCGCCGAGCTCAAGGAAGCGCTGACCGCCAAGGGCATCGAGTTCCGCGGCAACGCCAGCAAGGCCGACCTTCAAGCGCTGCTCGACGGCGCGCCGGCTGCCTGAGCCCCGCTCGCGAAGCGTCTATTGGGTGCTTCCCAAGACTGACTCTCCCTCGAAAGGCCTCCTATGCCACTCGTCAATTCCGGCTATCGCTTGGGCCAAGGCGGCTACTACAAGGACTCGGACGGCTCGGGCCCCTACGCAATCGACTCTGCTGGCGTCGCCACCCTGATCGGAAGCGGCGGCGGTGCCGGCGGTTCGGTCACTGTCACGAACTTCCCGGCGACGCAGCCGGTGTCCGCCGCGGCTCTGCCACTGCCCACAGGCGCAGCCACATCGGCGGCCCAGACGACGGGTAACAACTCGCTCTCGAGCATCGACGGCAAGCTGCCCGCGCAATCCACCGGCGCTGTACCCGTCGAGACGATCAAGCAGGTCCTCGTGGCCCGGCAACTTGCTGTTGCAGCATCGAGCGGGGCCAGCGCCAACACCGCGCTGACCACAACCTGCCGCCGCATCAGCATCTACGCCCGCGGCGCCGACGTACGCTATGCCATTGGCTCCAGCGGCCAGACAGCGAGCGCCACCAGCCACTTCATCGCGGCCGGCGAGCGCCTAGACCTCGCAGTCCCTGCGACGCCGAACATCGCAGTTCTCGGCGCCACACCGACCACCGGCACCCTGGAAGTCTCGGAGCTTTCGTGAGGCAGCGCGCAACACGCATGGGCGGGAACAGGGCGCCGGCCGCACTCGCCGCTCGCGTGGCCGCGCTCATGGCGTCGTTCTCGGGGCCGAAGCTGTGGCTCGACCCGTCTGATGTGTCCACGATGCAGCAAGACAGTGCGGGCACCACGCCCGTTGCGTCGGC